GCAGATGCACGATTAATGGAATGTTTTATAAATCTAAATGAAGTAGATATTTATAATTTCAAATTTAGTGATGAAATTTTTATTAAAGATTGTTATTGGCGTATTCTTAATATAGAGAATTACCAAGTAGGTGATAAGGTTTCTACAAAAGTAGTACTATTAAAAGCAATAGATACATTAGCAACTTTAGGCAGTGATTTAATTGATTTAGGCGCAGATTGTGAGTATTTACCAACTAACGCTAGTGATAATTTATGGCTTGGTCAATTCTATTTATGGTGTCCTGAAGATACGCCAGGCTGTACACCTTCTATAGCAGCACCTACATATACAGGGTCATACGCTAATCCTTCCTGTTGTAATAATTTACCAAACGCAGAAATTGATTTTGCATTAAATTACGAAGTTCTGTGGGATACTTACCCTGCTTTAAATGGTTTGGTAGTTTGTAGACAGGTACAAGGCAATTCAGGTAGTTCTTCTAGTATGCCTGTAGTTATGAATAATAATACTGCTTTATCTATACTAAGTAAACCAAGTTTAACAAGTTATTTTCAAGCTAAATCAAGTAAAAACTTTATAAGAGGTTCTGCTAATAAAAAATATAGCAAATTAATGATACCTCAAGCAGCAGATGATTTAGGCATAAAATATGTAAGTAAGTTCCACAGAATGCCACAAGTATCAGGCGAATCTCATAGACTTGTAATGTTAGGTAATACTATAGATGTAGCAACTGCAGAATCTTATATACAAGGTGACAATAAAAATATGTCTATTCAAATACCAACATCTTCAAATATGATGGTTCAGGTTATGGGTATGTCTACTATTATTAGCAGTAGTAATGCAACTTATGGCGTAGGTGTGACTGAACAGTTTGTATACTATACTGCTTTTAGAAATTTAGACGGAACTGTAACACAAATAGGTACTGCATTAGGTAAAAGACAAATCGGTCAAGTTGAAGGAGGTTCTGCAAATTCATTTTTAGAAATAACTTCTGCAGATGATAATATTACAAATGGTAAAAAATTACAAATAAATGTAAAAAGCACAGAAGCTAATACTACTAAAGTATTTACACTAGATGTAAGAATAACAACACAGAGAATTGATGGTTTCTATTTTGACACAAATTGGGCGTTATACCAAAATGGTCAAAGAATACAGTTTGAAGATAATAACTTTTTAGAATGGAATTAAAAAAATACATAGAATCTACAAGTAAATTAATAATACCTACTATTGACCATTTACAATTAGTAGAATACAAAGGTAGAGAATTAGACTTTGCTTATGGTATGCAAGAATATCATATAAGTTTTAAAAGAATGTTTAAACAATTAATACGCTTAATATGACATTAGAAAAAACAGTAACATTAAAAGTAGAATCTAAAACTGCAATAGAAAGGCTAGAAGATGTAGAAAGACAATTAGAACAAATAAGTACTGCAACAACTACTGCAGATAAAGCTACTAAGTCAACTACTAAAAGTATTGGATTTATGGGTGTTGCCTTAAAAGGTTTAGGAATAGGTGCAATTATAACTGCAGTAAAATTTTTAGCAGATAAATTTAGTGAAAATCAGGTAGTAATGGATAAAGTAGCTACAAGTGCAGCAATAGTAGGTGATATATTTAATAAATTATCTGATGTAGTAGTATCTTTAGTAAGTGGATTAGGTTTATTAGGTAAAGCAGTAGGTAAAGTATTAAAAGGTGAATTTAAAGAAGCAGGGGATTTAGCTAAACAATCATTTGATGGTTTAAAAGAATCTGTTGTAGGTAATAATGAAAGTTTTGGTGACTTTATAAAAAACGCAAGAGAAAGTGCAAAAGAAACTGTAGCCTTTGCTAATAATATAACTAAAATGCGTAATGAAGTTAAATTAGCAGATGCACAACAAAGGCAATTACAATTAACATATCAAAGGGAAGCAGAATTACAAAGACAATTAAGAGATGATATTAGTTTAACTTTTGAAGAAAGAATAGCAGCAAATGAAAAATTAGCTATAATATTAGATGAACAATTTGCAGAAGAACAAGCATTAGCACAAAAGAAAATAGATTTAGCAGAATTAGAATTATCAAGAAATAAAACCAACATAGATTTACAAGTTGCATTAATAGACGCTAAAACTGAATTGGCAGATTTAGATGAAAGGATAACAGGGCAGAGGTCAGAACAATTAACTAATCTAAATGCTTTAGAAAAAGAATATCAAGATAGTATAAAAGAAACAACAAAAGTAGCTAAAGATTCAGGTAAAGCAGAAGTCAAAATAGCTAAATTAACTACAGAAGCTAAATTAGATATTATAGCAACTTCAATGATGCAAATTGCAAGTTTAATGGGTACTGAATCAAAAGCAGCAAAGGCATTAGCGATAAGTTCTACTTTAATTAATACATATCAAGCCGCAGCAGCTGCGTTATCAGGACCGCCTACAGGTGCAGGTCCTGTATTTGGTCCTATAGTGGCAGCAGGTGCGATTGCTTCAGGTTTAGCAAATGTAGCTAAAATTAAATCCACTAAATTACCTTATGGTGATGGTGGTGGTGGTGTTTCTGGTGGTTCGCCTTCAGTACCTCAATCAGGATTAGGTGCTTCATTAGTACCAAATTTAGAAGGTATACAAAATGTAGCAGTAGGAGAAACACAGCCTGTACAGGCGTTTGTAGTAGAAAATGATATTTCTAATGCTCAAGCGTTACAAGAAGAATTAGATATTCAAGCTACATTATAAACAAAAAATTAAAATTTATATTTATTAGTGTTATGGCAAAAAAGAAAAAACTTATAGAATTAATAATAGATGAAACTGCTGATATGTTTGGAGTTGACGCTATTAGTGTTGTTAAATTCCCTGCGATAGAAGAAAATTTCGTTTTTTTCAATAATGACTTTTTATCGTTAGCTAAAGTAGATGAAGAAAAAAAGCAATTAGTAGGTGCAATACTTATTCCTGATAAAAAGATACCTAGATTAGACAAAGAAACAAACGAAGAATACGATGTGTTTTTTACTAAGGAAACTATTAAACAAGCACAGAAACTATTTATGTTGAGTTTAAACAACAATAATCACACCTTTGAACACAAAGAGCCAATACAAGGCTTAACTGTCGTAGAGTCATGGATTAAAGAAGATAAAAAATATGATAAATCCAATATGTATGGTTTTAATAGTTTACCTATTGGCACTTGGTTTGTTCAAGTATCTGCAGAAAACAATCCTGAAATTTGGGAAGCTATAAAGAATAAAGAAGTAAGAGGTTTTAGTATAGAAGGCTATTTTACAGACAAGCTAATAGAAGCGTCTAAAGAAGTAGATATATTAGATGAAGTGTGCAAAGATTGCCCTGATGAGGTAATGTTAGGAAAAATAAAAGATGTTATTTTACAGAATGAATTAAATCCTGTAGGTGCATTAGATGGTGAACCTTTATTTAGAACTAAAGAAGAAGCTATGATATATGCAGAAATGTTTAAAGGGTGTTCAGGCGCACATCCTCATACAGTAGATGGTGTAAAGTTATTTATGCCTTGTGATGACCATTCTACTGCTACAATGAAAGAAGAATTGTATACTAAAAAAGGTAAAAGAAAATACAAGAAAAAATACAAGATGTTAGAATATGTAGCATACGCTAAAAGAAAAGCTATGCTAAAGTATTCTTGGGATGAATGTATTAAAGACCAAATGAAAGAATACGGCAATAGAGAAACTGCAGCAAAAGTATGTTCAGCTATTAAAAATAAGACAGTAAAACGCTAAAAGAAATAAACAATTTAAACACCTTTATATTTATTAATGTTATGGGAACTATAGAAAAAATCTTAAATATCTTAAAAATGAAAAATGAACCTAAATCTTATAGCGTAAAATTCTACGCTGAAAGCAATTTATGATTGGGTCTAAAGTATTTGCTGTCGGTGATGATGGCGCAGAAGCATTGTCTGCAGGAAGCTATACAATGGAAAATGGCAATAAATTAACTATTGGCGATTCATCTGAAATTCTTGACTTAGGTGAAGAAAAAGAAGCTGAAGATGTTGAAGCATCTGAAGAAGAATTATCTGAAGAACTTTCTGAAGAATCTAAAGAAGAAATGGAACACGAACCAGGACACGATGAAGCTGATGTTGCAGATTGGGCAGGTATGGAAAAAAGAATTAAAAACTTAGAAGATGCTATAGCAGACCTAAAAGCAGATAAAGTAGAAGCGTCTGCAGAGGTATCTGAAGAAACAAAAGAAGAAAACAGAAATGAGTTCTGAAGTCATTGGCGAACTAATGACACAAGTTGAAGAACTTAAAGGTAAAATAGTAGAATTAAGTGGCGAACCTGCAGAAGAGGGTATTAAATACAATCCTGAAGGTTACAATTTTAATAGTACTATTGATTTAAAGAAACTGTCTACAAAAGAAAGGGCAGCATATTACATTAACAACAAATAAAATTTTAAAAAATGGCAAAGAATTATAATTTAAGTAAAGATTATCAATTTAATATTGATGTATCAGCAGACACTTATGCTGGTAAATTAGCGTTGCCTTATGTTACTGCTGCAGTAAAAAGTCCTGACACAGTAGCTAAAGGTTATGTTAGACAAATAGATGGTTTAAATAAATCTGCTAATATTAGTGGTTTATCTTTGAATGACCCAATAGTAACTGCACATTGCTCTTTTAGTTCTAATGATATTAGTTTAGCGCAAACAATGCAAGTACTAACATTAAAGGATATGAAAGTAAACCAAAACATTTGCAGAAATACCAGGTGCGCAAATAGAAGATATGATTTGGAAAGGTTCTTCACCTTTTGGTGTAGGCTTCCAATCAGATGACGGTTCACTAGATGAAACAGGTGCAGACGCTTCTGCTATGAAAGACTTTACAGAAGTAGATTTTGATGGTGCTATTAGTACTTCAGATATTTTAGCTGATTTAGGTGCAGTATATGCTTCAGTTGTAGCAAATGTACCAGGACTAATTAGCAAAGCAGGATTTGGTTTCTATATGAATCAAAAAACATATTCTTTATATGCTCAAGCGTTAGCAAGTGCTACTACATTCCAACAACTAGGTGCTGCAGGTGATTTTACTGCTTTAACTTATATGGGTTTCCCTATTTATGTTTGTCCTGGAATGTTT